ACAAGCATTTTGAAAGCTCGGTCAAAGTCAATCGCAACGACATCGAAGACGACAATGTCGGCATTTACGCGCCGATGATGACCGAGATGGGCCGTGCTTCGGCGGTGCATCCCGACGAATTGGTGTTTGCCTTGCTGAAAAATGCACACGCCACGTTGTGTTACGACGGTCAGAACTTCTTTGATACCGACCATCCCGTGTATGAAAAAGTGGACGGCACCGGTCAAGCCAGTACCGTATCCAATATTTTCGCCGGCAGCGAAGCGGCCTGGTATCTGCTGGACACTACCCGCGCCCTGAAACCGTTGATTTACCAAGAGCGTAAAGCGAAGCAGTTTACCGCCATGACCGCCGATACCGACGAAGGCGTATTCATGCGCAACGAATACCGCTACGGCGTGGACGGCCGTTGCAACGTGGGCTTGGGCTTCTGGCAGATGGCGGCGAAATCGCAAGAGAAACTGGACGCTGCCGGTTTCGAGAAAGCCTACAACGCGATGGTGAGCCTGAAAGGCGACGGCGGCAGACCGCTGGCCATCCGTCCGAATGTGCTGCTGGTACCGCCTGCTTTGGAAAACGCGGCCAAAGAGCTGGTGGAAGGCGACCGCTTGGCCAACGGCGCGTACAACCCAAACAAAGGCAAGGCGAAAGTCATCGTATCGCCTTGGTTGCTGTAACGAACAGGCGGGCACCGCCCGCCGGAAGGGATAGAAAATGGAAAAAGAAAAAAACGGACAGGAAGTTGGCGCGACCGTCGATGTCCAACCGGAAGAGGTAACCGTAACCGCTGCCTTACAGGCCAAGATTGAAGCCTTGAGAGCCGAATTAGACAAAGCCAATGCCGAAATTCAGGTAGCGCAGGCAGAGTTGGCCGCCGCGCAAGAGCGCAATGCCAAATTGGAAAGACTGCTTGAAGCCGGCCTTGCACCCGGCGAAACTTTGACACCTGAAGCGGAAGCCGCCTTTTACACCGGCAGCGGAGCACCCGCCGCAGATGCCGAAGTGGTGGCGATTAAGAGCAAACACGGCCATGCGTTTTTCCGCGCCGGCTACCATGTACAGCCGCACTGGACGTTTGTGCGCCGTGCCGACTTCGAACCCGCCGACTTTGAGCGTCTGATTGGCGACCGTATGGTTGAAGCGCGCGAAGCCCTGCCGACGGACGCATCATGAGCTACGCCGCCGTTGCCGATTTGGTGGCGCGTTTCGGCGAAGCCACCATCACCGGCCTGACCGACTTGTCCCGCAAGGGCGCGGTGGACGAAACCATCGCACAGCAGGCTTTGGATGATGCCGCCGCCGAAATCGACGGCTATCTGATGAACCGCTATACCCTGCCGCTACCCAAGCCGCTGCGCATCTTAACCGTGTATTGCTGCGATATTGCGGTGTACCGCCTGTGTACCGGCAAACGGCAGCTTACCGAAGACATTGTGCACCGCTATGAAGCGGCAGTGAAATTCCTGCAACTGGTGGCGGCGGGG